CGCCCAGGCGATTGCCGAGCTTTGCCTGCTGGCCGGTTGCCCCGATCGTGCCGCCGAGTTCATCGCTGCTGGCAAATCGCAAGCCGATGTGCGTCGCGCTCTGATCGACGCCCGTGCCGCGCAGTCCGACGCCGCCGACATCCGCTCGACGATCACTGTCGAAGCAGGCACCCAGCCGTTGGATCGTCCTGAAACCTCGCCCATCGTGGCGGCCGTCAAGAAACTTACCGCCCAAGCCTGAGAAAGGAATAAGCCATGCCCGCCATCACCGAACAAAACAACCTCGCCGATCTCTTGAAGTACGAAGCACCCAACCGCTATTCGCGCGACGTCGCCACCATCGCCGCCGGCCAGAACCTGCCCTTGGGCACGGTGCTCGGTCGCAACACCAGCGATGGCAAGCACTACGCCATCGACCCAGCCGCCACCGATGGCACCGAGTCCGCCATTGGCGTCCTGGCCAACGCGGTCGATGCCACCAACGCTGACCGGTCTGATGCCATCCTGATCGCCCGTCATGCCATCGTCGCCAAGACGGCCCTGGTCTGGCCGATTGCGCTCACCGGTGCCCAGCGCACAGCCTACGAGCAGCAACTGGCTGAACATGGCGTGCTGGTGCGTGAGAGTGCGTAAAGCCTGCCCCTGATCCGGCTGTCACCCAACCCATTCATCCCCTCGAACCCGCCTGGCCGTCTGGCTTGCGCGGGTTTCGTCATTTTTGGAGCCTCATATGCAGAACCTCTTTGCCAACCCGGCCTTCAGCATGGCCAACCTCACGGCCGCCATCAACCTGGTACCTAACCGCTACGGACGGCTGGAAGACCTGAACCTGTTTCCGGCCAAGCCCACGCGCTTTCGGCAAATCATCATCGAAGAGCGCAACGGTGTGCTCAACCTGCTGCCCACCATGCCTCCCGGCTCGCCGGGCACAGTGGGCACGCGTGGCAAGCGCAAGGTGCGCTCCTTTGTCATCCCGCACATCCCGCACGACGACGTGGTGCTGCCCGAGGAAGTCCAGGGCATCCGTGCCTTTGGTTCGGAGACTGAGCTCGAAACCCTGGCCGGTGTGCTGGCCCGGCATCTGGAGACCATGCGCAACAAGCACGCGATCACGCTGGAGCATCTGCGCATGGGTGCCCTGAAAGGCGAGATCCTGGATGCCGATGGTTCGACCATCTACAACCTCTACGACGAGTTCGGCATCGATGCCACCACGATGTCGTTGGGCCTGGCGGACGCCAAGACCAATGTGCGCAACAAGTGCGTCAAGGTTCTCGGCGAAATGGAAAAAGCCCTCCAGGGCGAATTCATGACCGGCGTGCGCTGCCTGTGCTCTCCGTCCTTCTTCGAGGCCCTGACCAGCCACGCCAATGTGGTGGAGTCTTACACCCGGTTCCAGGAAGGTGCCTGGCTGCGCGAAGACGTGCGCACCGGCTTTACCTACGGCGGCATCACCTTCGAGGAATACCGGGGTCAGGCCAGCTCGGCCGACGGCACGGTGCGCAAGTTCATCGCGGACGGTGAAGCGCATTGCTTTCCCGTGGGCACAGTCGACACCTTCGGCACCTACTTCGCGCCAGCGGACTTCAACGAAACGGTCAACACCCTGGGACAGCCGGTCTACGCCAAGCAGGCGCCCCGCCAGTTCGACCGAGGCACCGACCTGCACACGCAGAGCAACCCGCTGCCCATGTGCCACCGTCCGGGCGTGCTGATCAAGCTGACGGCTTGATTCATGCAAGCAGCCTTTGAGCGAGCAGTGGTGCGTCTGTTTGCCCGGCTGGGGGTGCCTGGCACCTACCGGCTGGCGGATGGCCGAGAAATCGCCACCCGGTTCATCGCCAAGCAGGCCGATGTCGTCGAGTCTTTCGGTGACACGCGCTTGGCGCTGGCAACCCACCACTTTGATGTGATGGCCCGAGAGGTGATGTCTCCTCGCGAGGGGGAACGCTTCACCGTCGCTGGCCAGACCTACCAGGTGGTGGGCGAGCCATTGGCCGATCGTGATCGCCTGATCTGGACCCTGACCGGAGCGCCGATATGAGGCTGATGGCGGCCTTGTCTGGTGACCTGGACCAAATGCTGGCGGAAGAAGTGCGCATTGCCGAGCAGGCCGTGACGCAATCCATCCGCGAGGCGACCGACGGTCTCAAGACCGAGTTGCGCAACCAGATCACCGGTGCGGGCCTGGGCCAGCGCCTGGCGAACACCTGGCGCGGCGAGGTCTATCCCAAAGGCCAGATGAGCATCAAGGCAGCGGGCCTGGTCTACAGCCGAGCCCCAGAAGTGGTCGGCGCCCATGACCAGGGCGCGACCATCCGCTCCAAAGACGGGTTCTGGCTGGCGATTGCCTTGCCCGCTGCTGGCAAAGGCCCTCGTGGCAAACGCATGACTCCTGGTCTTTGGGAAAAGCTCCGTGGCCAGCGCCTGCGCTTTGTCTACCGCCGGGGCAAGCCCTCGCTCCTCGTTGCCGAAAACCAGCGTGCTCGCCAGGGCCAGCGTGGCGGCTTCTCCGCTGCCTCGCAGAAGGCTCAAGCCAGCGGCCGAGGCCTGGTCACGGTGCCGATGTTCCTGCTGGTGCCGCAAGTCACCCTGAAGAAGAAATTCGACATCGACAGTGCTTCGCGCCGTTGGGTCAGCACGCTGGCCAACCGGATCGCCAACCGCTTCGATGAAGCTGAACGCCGAGGAGCCAGCGCATGAGCCAGCGATCCAGTCAACGCGAGAGCGCCATCGGCGCACTGTTCGCTGTGCTCGGACAGATGTCTCTGGGTGTGATGACCAAACGCAACGCATCCTTACCCGAGAGGCTGTCAGAGCATGCCATGGCCGTCTTGCGTGACGGCGAGATGGGCGAGCCCGAGGTGTCGCTCTCGCCACTGACCTACCACTGGCAGCACCAGGTGGCGATCGAAATCTTCATCGCCGACCCGGATGCCAGCGAGCGCGATAAGCGCATGGACGGCCTATTGGTCGAACTGGCAGCCCTGATCGAAGCGGACCGCACGCTTGGCGGCGTCATCGAGTACGCCGAAATCGGCCCACCCAAGTTCGATGAATTGGCACCCGATGGGGTCAGTGGCATCAAGGCTTGCTTGCTACCCGTGGTCCTGCACTACAGCAGCTCAGGTCCGCTGAACTGAAACCTATTTCCCAAGGAGAAACCTCATGGCCCGTGCCTACGGCGCGAACGCCAGCCTCTTGGCTGTGTTCGAAACCACCTATGGCAGCAACCCGGTGGGCGACTACTGGAAGCTGCCCTTTGTTTCCACCACCCTCGGCTCCGAGCAGGGGCTCATTGCCAATGACCTGATTGGCCTGGGTCGCGAGCCCAATGCGCCGATTCGAGATGTGATCAAGGTCGAAGGCGACATGGTCGTGCCCGTGGACGTGCGCAACATCGGCATGTGGCTCAAAGCCCTGCTGGGCAGCGCCACCACCACGGGCACTGGCACGCTCACTCACACCTTCATCTCTGGCAAGTCCAGTTTGCCAAGCCTCAGTCTTGAGACGGGTCTTCCCGATATTCCGGCCTGGTTTGTGGCGTCTGGCGTCATGGTCAATAGCCTGCAGGTGGGGTTTGCCCGTTCTGGTGCGGCCAATGCCACGGTCGGCCTGATCGCGCAGGGTGAGGTCAAGCAGGCAGCCACCATTGATGCCACCCCGACGACGCGCGACATCCTGCGGTTCAACCAGTTTCAGGGCTCCATCAAGAAGGGTGGCACTGCGCTGGGTAACGTGGTCTCGGCGCAACTCACGTACTCCAACAACCTCGAGCGCATCGAGACCATCCGCTCCGACGGAAAAATCGACGGCGCTGACCCCACGGTGGCCAGCCTGACTGGCAATTTGGAGGTTCGCTTTGCCGATACCCAGCTCATCGATGCGGCCACCAACAACACGCCACTGGAGTTGACGTTTGCCTACACGATCGACGCCACCAAGCGCCTGACCTTCATCGCGCATGAGGTCTACCTGCCCAAGCCCAAAGTCTCCATCACTGGGCCAGGTGGCATTCAAGCCACTTTCGAGTGGCAAGCCGCCAAGAACGTGGCGGCCAACAAGATGCTCACCGTCGAGCTGCTCAACGACGTGACCACGTATTGATACCCAGGACTTTCCAATGATCAAACTCAACATTCCACGTGAACCGCACTGGATCACACTGGCCGCTGGCGTGCGCCTGCAGGTCAGGCCCGCCACCACTGCCTTGGTGATGGCTGCGCGCCATGCCGCCGCCAAAGTGGCCGGGACTGACATCGCCGCTGCTGGCGAGCGCACCGCCACCCTCATCACCGAACTGGCCAAGTTGGCCGTCATCGCCTGGGAAGGTGTGGCCGATGACAAAGGTCAACCAGCATCCGTCACACCTGAAGGCGTGGCCGCTTTGATGGAGCACTGGCTGTTAGCCGATGCCTTCGAGCGCGAATACCTCGCTGGCCTTTACGCACTGGAATCGGAAAAAAACGCCTGAAGGCCCGCACCGCATGGCACTTTGGTGGTGGGCCGAACTATTGCAGTGCCTGCCTTCAAAGTTGTGCTGAGCCATGTCCCGAGTGTCCGTACACCATGAATGCACCCCTCAGCCTAGAAGGCTGGCAAGCGGCCAGTGCCATGGAAGTTTGTGCCAGTCAGTTGCGCATGACCCAGGGTCGTGTCGTGGGCCTGGATCTGAACGCTTGGATGCTGACCTGCGAGTGCGCTGGATTGGACAAAGCCACGGCGATTGACCTGTTTCCGGCTGCAGAGGCGGGCCTGATGAGCACTATTGAACAAAACGAATAACGCGACGACTGATCTCTTTGCCTTGATCCGAGTGTTTCCCCATGGCTGAACGCAATCTCTCCATTCGCCTGTCCGTGATCGACGGCGGCAAGGTCAAAGCCGAGCTGTCCGAGATTGGCGAGAAGGGGGAGCGCTCGCTCAAGAAAATCGAAGCGGCTGCCACCCCAGCCTCCGGTGGCCTCAAGCTCCTGTCCAGCGCCGCCAACGATGCCAAGTTTCAGCTGCAGGCCGCGACAGACCGACTTGGCATGCTGGGCTCGGTGCTGGGCAAACTCGGACCTGCAGGTCTGATCGCCGGTGCCAGCATCGCAGCACTCGGTGTGGGCATCACGGCGCTCGTCATGCCGGTGGCCCGGGTGGGCGATGAGTTCTTCAAGCTCTCGCAAAAGACTGGGGTCTCGGTCGAGGCGCTGACCGCGCTGGACTATGCGGCCAAGCTGTCGGATGTCAGCACCGAAGGCTTGACCAAGGCACTGCAAAAACTGTCGGTTGCCATGTTCGACTCCCAGGTCAACGGCGAAGAGGGCAGCGCAGCGTTGAAGGCGCTGGGTGTGTCGGCCACCGATGTGCACGGACAGATCCGTCCGACCGAGCAGGTCTTGCTGGATCTGGCGGACAAGTTTTCTGTCATGCCTGATGGAGCGGATAAGGCTGCTTTGGCGGTCAAACTCTTCGGCAAAGAAGGTCTGGCCATCGTCCCGTTCCTGAATCAGGGGCGTGAGGGCATTACAGCGCTGATGGAAGAAGCGCAGCGCCTGGGCCTGGTCATGTCCGAAGACGTGGCGCGTGCATCCGAGGTCTTCAACGACAACCTGACGCGCCTGTCTGCCATCATCGAGGGCGTGCAGCGCCAGATCGGCGCAGCCGTCATTCCGGTCCTGGCTGACTTCACCGAGCAGGTGATCCTTGCGCAGGGTGAAACCGGGAGTTTCAGCAATGAACTGCAGCGCATCACGTCCAACCGAGATGCCACGCTCGCGTTCCTGGAGTCTGTCGCTTCGGGCCTGGCCTTCATCGCCGAGTCGGCCGTGCTGGCCAAGCGTGTGATTGCCCAGCCCTTTGACAGTCTGTCGGTGGTGGGCAAGGACATCGAGACCTGGTTCAAGACCGATTTGCTGCGCACGATGAAGTCCATGGGTTAC